TGTTTCATGGTGAAGGGTAATCCAAGAGTTATTAATTTCTCTAGTTTATTTATAGCACTTCTAGTTCCCATAATTTGTTTCTTTTTCTTTCTTGGTAGTTTAAACAATCTTTTTAATGCTTTACCATGAATTTTTATGTTATTAAAAGTGATGCTAATTTTATTTGGAATAACCACTTCCTCTGAAAATGATGTATCAATAAATTCAATATCTTTAATAGCGGTTCCTATTTTCTCTCCATTGATATATAAAGTTCCTTCTATATTATTATCACCCATATTAACCCCTTTGATATTTTCTTTGTAAGCTATAACCACCGCACCCATGATGGACAAAATGACCTTCAGGAACATCCCACGGAAACATATTTTTAGATCTACAGTAACGGTCATATTCTAATATTGTCATCGGTTTAACTTCGGAACGAGGTTGAGCAAATACATGCTGTCCGATATGGCTAACCACGCTCCAAACAGAGTCATCAGGATTCGCTTTTTCATGTTCCCTGATCAATTTAGAGATCTTTTCCTCTTGAGCGTCATGCTTGCTATTATCACCACCCTTGATCCATTTGATCTTTCTGTAGAATCCTAATATCTTTTTCATCGATTTTTACTTATCTGATTTATCCAATGCTTCACGGCAAGTATCCATGATTGGCTCAAGATCATCTTTTGTTGTTTTCGGATCTTTGATCACTTTGAAATATTCTTTCTTGGTCTCTATATTAATAAGATTTGCAGCACTTGCTTTACAGATGATGGTTGCGGTGCAAACTTTCCAGTAGAAGATATGGAATTTGATCGGATCATTCAAGGTGGTTGCTTTCTTAATCCATGCATCTCTTGAAACCTTTCCCATATCTTTGTTCTTTGTCATTTCTTCAACCTGTTTGATAATCTCCTCTCTGAGACCATCACCGATTTCATTCTCTTCATCTGATGGCGTTTTTTCAGTTTCAATTTCTTTCTTGGAGATATCTTTTTTGATGGGTTTCGGAGTAGTTTTCTTGATCTCTTCTTCTTTCTCTTTAACTGATTCTTTTGTTGCAATATCCGGTTTTGTTATTTCTTTTTTTGGAAGTGCAGCAGGTTCATCTTTTCTGATTTTCATTTCTGCTTTAATGAAAGCGACGTATCCTCCTTCGATACTATCAAGAGCAGTTTTGAGATATTTATCGCTCAATTCTTTCCATTTCTTTTCCTCTCCCTTTCCTGGGGCATATTGTCCGAAAGGAATGATCTGTTCTCGATCAAATTTACCTTTTGGAGTTCCAGGATTAACTTTCTTTTTCTTTTGTCCGGCTCCAGATTTTCCCGCATCTGCATCATCTTCAAATTGAAGAGAAAATACAACACCATAAATATATCTAGTTCCATAAGTGATGGTAGATCCAACAGATTGGATTTGCTTCATTTTGGTTCCAGCACCAGCATCATCTTTAGGAATATCAAATGAATATTTGATTTGTTCTTCCGGTTTATCAAGATTAATCAACACGGCATTAACACTATAAATAATTCCAATATCAAGACTTGATTTTTCAGTGTCAATCATATAAGACCCAATATTAAATAACAACCCATTTTCTTCACAAGTAATATTAATCTTTTCCAGAATATCACTTAAATGAGTATATGTAAATTTTGCAAATTCATTCTTTTCAGTTTTGATAAACTTATCTATCTTGGTTTTAACGATTGCAAGTCTTTGATAAATATTTTTCGTATTCGGCATTTTATTCTCCTTGTTTTTATTCAACATTAATATTGTCAAAATCTTCTTGGACGATTTCGGCATCTTGATCAAATTCAAGACCGTAGTAAGGAATCCAATCAATTATTTTATTGCTGAGATAATTGGAATCTTTCATCTTTTCTCCTTATAACATTTCTTCTGGATCTTTTTCATCTGATTCGATAGATCCCTCTTTAACGACAAATACTCCGACATCTTCCAATATCTCGGCTGGTTTCTGACCAACGATAGTTGCGAGGATAGTTTTCTTTCCTCTCTTTGCACGATTAATATAGATTGAGATAGCTTCTCTTGATGAGCCTGGGGACGCAAATCCCAATGATTCAGCGTGATCAATCAATTCGATTCCTATTCCTTCAGGATAAAGTGAAGAGCACTCAGAACTAAGATTCATAAGCTGAGAAGTTGAGAGCATATCAATTGCGGTTTCTTGATAAAGGATATTACCAGCTTCATCGAATTGAAGATCTTTGATTTTACAATCCATTGAAATCTTCGCAAGTAATTTGATCTTATCTTTCTTAAATTTCTTCTGGCTCTTGATATTTGCTTCGAGTAGGGATTGATTTGAGGCTTTAAGATCAGCTTTCTTTTTATCTTCTATATAAACATCATAGAGAACTTTATCAACCTTTACTTCTGATAATTCAATAGAGATTCTTTTTATATCTTCTTCATCCTCTGAATAATATTGTTTATAATTAGCATAAGGCATATCCATTAATTTTGTAGATTTTTCTCTGATTTCCTTTTGAAGTCTTTCAATTTTATCTTCAATATCTTGCCTTGATGTGTCTTTTTTCTTTTCCTCAATATTAAAATCATCTACTATTTTCATTCTGGATTCAATTTGAGATTTTTCTTGATTAAGTTTTTCTTCACTTTCAGGTTCTTCCACAACTTCCAATACCTTATCACCAGCAGCTTTAATATCTGACCTTAAATCTACGGCTTGTTCTGTTAAAATCTTTTTCGCCTTATCAATATCAGAAGTATCGATATCCAGGAGATCAATAAAATACTTAATCTTATCCGTATTAGTTTTATCGATAAGGAAGTTCTGATCTAATAGGAAAGGATTGATCAAATTCTTTATTGCATCCGTTGGTTTCTTCACAATCTCTCCATCATCAATAAACTCAATCGGTCTATCTTTAATCGTCCCATCCTTTGCAAGATAGAAAGATCTTGATATTGAACCGTTATCAAATTTCAGTTTGACACTCGCACTTTTTTCTCCATGATGGATCAGATCTTTCGAAAATGATCCTCCGAAACATAATTTGATTGCATTCAAAATTGTTGTTTTTCCTTGAAGGATTTCTCCATAAAATAGATTTACTGATTTATTGATCTCAATCAGTTCCTCTTTGATCTTCCCGATGTTCTTGATTTCAAGACTTAGTATTTTCATTATCCTTCTCCTTAGCTTTTTCAACTAATTTATCATCAATTTTTTTTAATGTTTTGCGATATTTTTGCAAATCATCAGAAAGATCATTTCTATACTTGATTTTTTCAAAAATAGATACAATATCACCATCGTTCATTTTCCTTTTATTTAAATTATAACTATTTTTTTTTGTTAACTGTTCGTAACGTTCCTCGATCAATGGAACTCTGACACTCCTACCATCAAAGAAACTATACTCAAATAAATTAAACTCAGAAGATATTTGTGCTATTAATGTTTCTTCACTCCATTTTCCGAGTTTACCAAAATCATGTATCTTTTCCATATTACTCTCCTTTAACTAATGATCTCATTCTTGAGATTAAATATGTTTTAGGTGCTATTAGCACACGAGCTAACCAATAGATGCCTACCCAAATGATTATACTTCCAATAACGGCAATAATAATACCCGCTAGCATGTACCAATTAAGTCCGTCGCTATAATAATCAGTAGGTCGTTCCCATAATAACCCAATCTTTATTAAAATTTTACCTGGTATCAGAACAATAAAACCTGCGATAATTTCAAGTACATTTTGCCAAATTCCCCATCTTAATATTTGTTTATCAACGTCTGATAATTCTTTAATAGAAAAATCAACACCTTTATTGATTTTCTCTAAAAGCTTTTTAAGTTCTTCTTTCATATTACTCTCCTTTTCAAAATATGGGAGGGAGCCGGGTCAAGCGATCAGCACGAGGGTCAATTCTTACTAATCGCAAACTCCCTCCAAATTACTTTATTATTTATTAATTCATTTCTTGCGGTGATCTGATCATCAAAAGGATTACTGATTCTTTTGTTCATATAATCCCAGAATCTCCAGCCCTTAAAATCAGGGTTTGGATTTTCGGAAAGAATCAGATCGATATAAGGTTCGATATGGATAATCCTCTTGATGAAAAGATCAGGACGCATCATTATAATTGATCTTCTTTGTCTATGTTTTCAAAATAATCACTATCTCGACTTTCACGTTCGAGATTATTAATTTTGAATGCAACCAATTTCATCTTGTAGATTGTCTGGTTATCTTTATTCTGATACGTTTCCATTTCAAGAGATCCTTCTACCAAAACAGGACTTCCTTTTGAAAGATATTTTGCAGCACTCTCAGCTTTTTCAGCCCATACGACAACCTGGATATAACTGGTAACCTTCTCCCATTCATCATTTTTTTTAAAGTTACGATTGAAAGCAAGATCGATATTCATAACAGCTGTTCCATTCTGTAAATGTTTGAGCTCTGGATCTCTTGTTAATCTTCCACTTAATATAGTAGAGTTGACATTTGGAAAACGAAGTTCTTTAGCACTCATTTTACTTCTCCTTGTATTTTTTTAACCTTATGATTATCTATTAGATGAGATTTATTTGCTAATTTTATCAATGATTCCATTTTCATCATTCTTTTGATTAGTGGATTTTTACCAACGTAATCCAATTTCAATAGGTGAAATAATAATTGAAATATAAATCTATCACCAACTTTAATATTGAACGATCCGCACCATAAAGGAAAGCAACCGAAATCGAGATCAGCGCCACGTAGATCAGCACGACGTAGATCAGCACGACGTAGATCAGCGCCACGTAGATCAGCACGACGTAGATCAACATCACGTAGATCAGCACGACGTAGATCAGCGCCACATAGATTAACATCACGTAGATCAGCACGACGTAGATCAACATCACGTAGATTAGCACGATTACCATTAATATCATGATTTAGCCATTTCAGATGTAGATCTATCACAACTTTCAAATCTTCTTTTTTCATAATATCTCCTTATATTTTTTGAATATTTTGATTGATATGATCCAAATTTTCATTTAGATGTCTTTTATATGCCGGACAGATTAACCATTCTCCGTGATCATCTTTTCCGTGATTTTGATGATGATTACATTTAAAGCATTCCATTGAACCAATGCCGACTTTCTTAATTTTGAAAGGACAATTAATTTTACAACTTCCATTCGCATTAAATCTAATATAGTGTTTTTTTAAGTTATCAAATTCAAGATTTGCTTGTTTCTTAATAAGTTTATATCGTCTTTTCCTCTCGATCTTGATACCCTTGATTGTAAGTATTATAAGAACTATAATGAAAAGACTGAATCCAATTCCTAATATTACATAAATGTTCATAAGATCCTCTTTCCTACGTTAAGGATACTTTTAAGATTTGGGAGTTTATGAACAAGGTTTCCCGTGGTGATAATATTTGCTACCTCAATAGCTCTCTTGATAACTTTTTTCGCCGTGCTCATTTCATATTCGGTATATAATCTGATTGAATTCTTTTTAAGGATCTCTTCTATCATCTCAGGGTCATCAATTTCAATAATAATATTGATCTTATTGATCTTGCCGTCTTTCTTGATTTTATTACCAATGATTGCTTTCATTATTTTCCTCCGCTAAAATAAAAAGGACTTCTCATTGAGAATCTTCCGCCCTTCTGAGCTTTGATTTTCATGGCATAACTACTTTTGCCTTCTCCTCCGGATTCTTTGAATCTCTTGCTTCTCTTCATATTCTTTGATTTTTGAGATGCGGTTCTTGTTTTACTCATATTAATTTCCTTATATGCTTATTAGCAATTTTATTCAGATCATTCAAAAATGCGTTTGCTGCTTTTTTAGAGGCAACTGTTATTATTTGAGTTTTACCTTCATGATTGATACTTGCTGAAACTGCAACCTCAATCTTATGATCATCAATATAATCAAATTGATATGCTAGGTTTATGGTTTTAGCTATTGAGTTATTGTTGTCTTTTTCCCATATTTCAAGTATTTGTTTAGCATAATCATGTGCAAAATTACGAGCCGCTTCTTTGTCTATGCTAGTAGTGCCAACGGATAAGAATTTATGATACATCGTGTATACGTTTTCATCTCCAGATTCAAGCATACATTTAGATGGATAATTTGCAATAATATTGCAAGCAGAGCAGTTCTTTTTAATCGCACTCATCTAAAACTCCTATTTAATTTACGCCAGATACAAAATGCATCATAATCAAGATTGGAATGTAACATTACATGAGTAGTTAAATGATGCTTACCTTTATCTGGATTCTCTCTAAAGAATGATCTGACTAATTGCTTGAATTGGTTTATGTTGATCTCAGTGCCTATCTCGATTTTCATAATTATCCTCCTGAAATTATTTATGAAACATGGATGAAGATATTATTTTATCATAGGCAATTTCATCATATTTAAATAATCTTATACTAAGATTGACACAGGCTTTAGATGCTTCTTTATATGGAATATCCATTGTTGCTAGTGTTGCAATATATCCAGGTTCATTAGCAATTATAATACCAAGACGAATGAATCCTGACTCAATACATGGATAAAACGCAATTACTTTATTTTTATGTACTTCGTCTATTAAGATTTTCCACAAGACAGAATGAAAAAATCCGTTAAATAAATGTTTAAAGTCAGTATAGGTATTACTTAGGTTATCTGTTCTCTTGCTCATATTACACTCCTTCTATCCGCATCACTGAAATCTTCAAGGATAATTTGTTTGATTGTTTTCTCCGTTCCAAATGAATCTCTAATAAAGCAATAATCTTTCATCTTGACCCTCCTTAGCAAAATCTAATTGCAATGATTTGATGGCTATTATATAATGTGTTGCCGTCACTCAATTTGATAAAGTAATCATTATATTCTGTAATTGTTGCAGTGTGAACTTCTCCTCCGAAATTGTGATAGTAATTGATGTTCTCGACATACTTGATTTGTTGACCTTTGAAATACTTTTTAATTTGATTCATCTGACCCTCCATTTAATTTGATTCATCATTCCTTTCTTTTATTCTTCTTTCACTCTCTTGGGTCAAAAGAAATTGACACTTGATATAATGTCAAGATAAACCTTTTTATTCATAAACTTTTTTTTCATGGGTTTCAATAAGTCCTTATTATTTCAGTTGGTTAAATCGGATAAAATAAATCATAACATTTCATCATCTGGTTTTGATTTGATGGTAGGTATATTTTCAGAGTTATCTATATCATATTTCTTAATAGCTTTATGATATGCCAAATGTGCTCTGTATTCAGATTTGAAATATCCTAAGTGTTTTTTTTTACCCTTTACTGATATACTGGAACTAAACTTATTGATACCTTTTTTTAAACAAACTCCGGTGTATTTACTAGTGTGTTTCTTAGTTCCATAATATTTAGATGTATTTTCTCTTGGTGTAAGTAACTGCAAATTATCAATATGGTTATTTAGTTTATTTTCATCAATATGATCTACATGTAATTCATGTCCATTACGAGGACTATCTCCGAAATGATCCCATACAAGTATATGTATTTTAACAGTAGAATACTTGGAATCTTTATATAGTGTACATTTATAGTAACCCTGAGTACCAACGAATAACTTCTTAATAATTTCTTTCCGATAATGTCTAATACCATTAATAGTAATACCAGATCTTTCAAGTGACTTTAACCTTCCAAAATTAGATATAGAATATAGTTTTTCAAAGCCTTTTATTGGTTTCCATATTTCATCAAGGTATCTTCTATAGACTATCTTTTTTGGCTGTCTCTGGTATCGTTTTTCAGTACGTCTTATCATTTGTCTTTTCATAATAACCTCCAGTATTTTTTGCAAGCCAAAGAGCAAGAGAATACTGGAATAAACTCCTACCCCTCAACTCACAAAAACAAACTAAATATTAATAGATATTTTGTCAATACATTATTCTACCCCTTGAAATAAACAATCCCAATAATGTTTATAAACTATTTAGTATCAATATATTGAACCCCAGACCTAATACAGGTCAAAAATTCTATCTAAGCCCTAGGCTTGACACTCAAAGAACATTATAATAAAGAGTTATAGAAGCAAGAAAGACTGACAACCACTCATACATTGCTTTACCCCTATATACATCTACATTTACATCTAAGTAACTATATCTTCTTATATATTAAAGAAAAAAGTATAAAAAGAAAAATCTCCATTTTATTCTTTTTAAAGATTTAGAGGAAACGAAAACGGACTGTCAAAAATGTTTGACTTTGACGTTATAGACATAATTTATTAAATTGTCTTCAGGAATAAAAGAGGAGTAATTGTGATTGAGGAAAAAGTCTTCAAGGAAGAGTTGAAATCATTGCAAAAAGAAATATTTGATATACTCGATGGATTGAAGATGAGGGAACAAATGTTTATCCTGGAATATCTCAAAGACTTCTCAATGAAAGGAGCATACAGTAGATCAAGAGATTGTTCGAAATTGAAGGGTAGCTCAATAGGTACACAAGGCTTTATGATGTATCATTCTGTTGAGGATAAAATTGAGGCAATCGCTAAATTACTCATTCATAAGAACAGTATTGAAATTTTAAAGATACTCAATAGATTAAATAAAGCTGCAACTTTTAACATGAAAGACTTACATGATGAGAATGGACAGATAAAGAATATTAATGATATGCCTGACGATATTACCTGCCTCATGGAATCAATCGAGGTGGAACAAAAGAATGGATCCATGATAGTAGATGATCTTGGTAATCCCATGATACTCCCTTCTGATACAATCAAAGTTAAGTTCCCAAGTAGATTGAAGGCAGATGAGATGTTAGCCAAATATTACAATATGTATTCTGATGGATTAGATCTCGGAGGATTCACATCACTCCTTGATCTGGTAAAAAGAAAAGAGGAATCGAATGATCCCAGTAATGAAACTTAGAACTGATTTTGATGTGATCGAAAGATGGCAGAATCATCCTGACGGATGGAATTTATTCTGTAAAGAAGGATTAGGTATCAGGCTCGATTTCAAACAAAGGGAGATACTCAGATCTATTCAACATAATAGGAGGATCTCAGTTCGTTCAGGTAACGCAAGAGGAAAAGATTATCTTGCTGCCGCTGCCGGTCTTTGTAACTTCGTTTTAAGATATAAATCGAAAACAATTCTAACTGCTCCAACGGGAAGACAAGTATTTAATATCATGATGGCTGAAATCTCAAAGATGTATCGTAATTCTAAAGTCCCAATTGGAGGAGAATTACAAACTCAAAGGATCAAGGTTCCCGGAACTGAAGAACATTATCTTCTTGGATTCAAGGCGGAAGATAAGAATATGGAAGCGTGGTCAGGTTATCACTCTGAATATATAATGGTTATCGCTACCGAAGCCTCAGGACTCGTTAAAGAGACTTGTGATGCAATAGAAGGAATACTTCAAGGTGATTCAAAACTATTATTGATCTTCAATCCGATAAGAACAATCGGAGAGGCATTCAGATCAACAAGAGATCCCGCATATCAAAGATTTAAGTTGAATTCATTCAATGCTGTTAATGTTAGAGCTAAGAAGATATTAATTCCAGGACAAGTTGATTATGAATGGCTCAATGAAAAGATCGGAAAAGCTGGATGGTCAGTTCCAATCGATGCCGATGAATATGATAAAACTATGCATGATTTCTTCTGGGAAGATAAATGTTATCGACCCTCAGATCTATTCCTTGTTAAAGTACTTGCTGAATTCCCAAGAGAATCTGAGAATGTTTTAGTTCCTTATATATGGATTGAACAAGCAAATGAGAGATGGTTAAAATGGAATGAATCAGTTAAACTAGAATCACATCCTACTTTCATTGGAGTTGATGTTGCGGGAATGGGACGAGACAATACAATCTGTGTTCATCGTATGTATAATGTAGTCAAAGAGATTGAAACATTCAATATCAAGAAAGATCATTTGATTCACATGAGGATTGCTGGTCGAGTTAAAAATATCCTCAAGAATATCTATGGAGGAGCAATCGATACAATTGGAGAAGGTGCAGCAATTTATTCAAGAATGATTGAAGATGAAGTACCAAATATCATTGGAGGTAAAGCATCTTATTCAGCCGAAGGACTTTCAGATCTATCCGGAGAACATGGGTTCGCTAATATGAGAGCTTATCTATGCTGGGCAATCAGGGATGCTCTTGATCCTGCATTTGGATTCAATCTGATGCTCCCACCTGATGATGAACTTGCACAAGAACTAACTGAGATCCATTGGGATGTAACTTCAACTGGTAAAATTCAAATTGAGAAAAAGAAACTGATCAAGAAGGCAATTGGAAGATCTCCCGATAAGTCAGATGCCTTAGCATTATCGTTCTATCCAGTAACCGCCGGAGATAATATGCCTGAAGTAATAGGAGACTATGAGATATGAGTTTATTTGATGGGATAAGGAATAAAAGTCTTGAGTTGGCACTAAAGAATAAAGGACTCAAGATGCAAATGAAAGTTCTCGAATCTATGCCAGAGTTTGCTAAAGATCCTGATGAAGGAGAATGGTATACTCTCGGACTTGATCCCGATGTCGAATATAGTGATGTCCAGATGCAAGGACTTAGAAAGAGAGCACAAGCCCTTTATTATACTTCTCCCATAGCGAGAGGAGTGATCAATACATTAATCAATTTTATCATAGGAAGGAGTTTCAAGATCATACCAGATGCGGATGATGAAAAGATTAAGGAATATTGGGATAACTTCTGGGAATCTAACAAGATGGATCTCAGAGTTAAGGAATGGGTAAGAAAGGACTTTATTGAAGGGGAAACATTCCTCAGATTATTTGACGGAGTAAAAGAGAATGATCCTCCAATTACCAGATTCTATCGTCCAAGTCAGATCACATCTGATAATACTGAAATAACTCATGGAATCGAAACGAGTGATAATGATATTGAAGAGGTAATCAACTATCATAGAGAATATTTTAATAAGGCGGGAGAAAAACAGACTGAGGTGATTCCCGCAGATAAAATGATTCATACCAAGATAATGGTAGACTCCGATGTTAAGAGAGGCTTATCCTTCCTCATCGGGATTATTAAATATATACTCGATTATACTGATTGGTTGAATGATAGAAAGAATCTGAATAAAATCAGATCTATCTTTAATCTGATAGCAACTCCAACTGGTTCTGGAACGCCGACTACCTTCAAGGATCAATTTACTGATACTACAAAGAAATCTACATCGGGAGGATCTGATGGATATAATAAAAAGATGCCGAAATCTGGTTCAATTATCGGATCCAAAGGAATGGATTATAAGTTTGCAAGTCTTAATCTCAGTGCCGCAGATACTCAACATGATGGAAGAGCAATCCTCTTGATGATCGTTGCCGGAACTAATCTTGCAGAATATATGGTAACGGGAGATGCGAGTAATGCAAATTATTCAAGTACAATGGTTTCAGAATCTCCTGCAGTAAGAACATTCGAAGCTTGGCAAGATTTCTTTAGTCATGAATTTAAAGAACTATATAAACGAGTGATTATGGAGGGAGTTAAGAATGGAACTCTTCCCGATAAATATATGAAGAAAACCGAGGACTATGATTCTATCAAAAAAGAAGTTATTGTGAAAGAGGAATTGACACTGGTAACTGGTAAATGTTCAATCGAGTTTCCAGTTCTCATCCATCGTGATATTGATAAGGATACCAAGGCATTGATACTCCAGAATGGGAACAAATTAATAAGTAAAAGAAAAGCATCTACTCTACTTGGTAATGACTATGAAGAGGAATCTAAACAAATAATCAGAGAGACTCAAGAGGAAATGGAGATGGCAATGCCTGAGGAAGAGGATCATAATCATGACGATGAGTAATCATAAATGTCCGATTTGTGGTGAAGATATGATTCAAAAAAAGAATCTATCCTGGTACTGTAAGAAAGGTGAAGTAGTTAAAAATATTATTAAGAAGCAAGTCTCAAATGAAAAAAACAAGGGAGAGTAAGATGGAGAATTTTGAATTATTCAAGAGAACAGATTATGTAAAATTTGGGTTCATATTAGAACTTGGTAATGGAAATATTGATAAGGTAAAAGCTAATCTGGTAAATGAGGGAAGCCTTTATCGACACTATAAGGTAATTAATAAAAAAGTGATGGAAGAAATTGAAGAAGCATTGCTAACAAATATATCACCACAAATTAATTCTCTTTTGGCACACTCAATTATTATTGCAGAATATATTGAAAAGTTATTTGGAGGAAAGGAAAAGCTAAAAGCATTATTTTTTGGGACATATCCGGTAATCCGACAACATAAAACAAAAGAAGGCAAATTAATGGTAAAGGCGGTACAGTATTTTCTGGTTGGTGAATATGCAACAAAAAAAGAGAGAGAAGAATATGAACTTGATTTGTATACAAATGTTGAGCAATCACGTCTTGATGAACTGATAAAAACTCAAGAAGAGAACAAAGATGAATTAGAAAAATATACAAATAATAACTCGGGTATTACCATTATAAATCATGGGCAAATTGATATTGAAACCAAAGAAACGGAAGATGTTTGTGTTCACGTTCCTGGACTACATGGTGGATATCCAACTATAAACGGTAGAAGGGTAAAAATATAATGAAACTATTTAACTTTATAGTAAATTTAGTATTTAAGCTAGTAAAAGTCTTGCCTAATAGCTTATCTCTGATTAATAGTGTAAGTAGTATCTTGAAAAAAGATAAAGCTATTGATTGTAAACAAAAGACTTACGAGAGTCCTTTGAACTTTGGTGGATGTAGATGTTTTCTGATGGATTTTGAAAATAATAGAATAATTAACTATGGGGTTAATTAATGGCAGCTCAAGATATAATTCAACAAGCACTTTTAGAGGCAAGGAGATCTTGGGAAGCACACATGGAAACTCGACTCAAGGAGATTTATGATCTCTTTCAGATGAGTTCAAATAATATTATAAATCAGATGGAACGTTATTCGATAAAAGGGACGATTCCTCCTTATCGATTAAATTTATTATATGATTCGATCAAGAAAGAAATGCAGATCCTCAGGATTGCTTTGAATGGAAGATTCAATTCTTTCCTCAATGATTCGATCAATGGTGGGATAGGTGATCAGATAAAGACTCTTGATCAATTAACTAAAGATGGGCTATTTTCTGGTAAGTTTAACTTAGGATCATCTCAGATAAATGTAGATGGTTCAATATCAAAATATAGTAGAGATCTATCAACTTATTCAAAATCTATGTGGGGAAAGATCAATAAGGATGCAATGGAATTCCTTTTAAGATATCCCTTCTCAGGAGATATGCTCTCAAGTAGAATCTGGCATGTTACTTATGAAGCAGGAAGAGCTATTCGCCAGGCAATTCAAATGGGAGTTCTCGAAGGATGGTCTTCTGATAGATTAGCAGGATCAATAAAAGATTTTCTTCAAGAAAAGAATCGATTATATAGAAGAGTCAGAAAAGATGGGAGATTAGTATTATCCAAGGCAGCAAGAGGATATCATCCTGGTCAAGGAATGTATCGATCATCTTATAAGAACGCAATGAGACTCGCTCGAACAGAAATCAATCGAGCTTATACAGAAGGTGCTCTTCGATATGGTGCTACTAAACCATGGATCGATGGATATATCTGGAGAGTTGGAAGTGGTAATCCTTGTCCAATATGTGCCGGTAATAATGGGAATTATTATAGTAAAGATGATGTTGGTGGAATCCCTGCTCATCCTCATTGTATGTGCTGGTGGGAAATGAGAGTCGCAAAAGAGAAATTGATTGATCAAGCGGCATAAGGAGAGATAATGAAGTATTTGAAACTAATTAGTATTATAATTACAAGTCTTTGTTTCCTAGGGACTATCTTTGGGATATTTAGAATGACTTATCTTCCTGAGATACATGGAATTAATTATTGGGAATCATTTACTTATATTAATCTTTCCTTATTTACGGTTAGTGGTGCTTTATTGATATATTCAATTTATAAAAATAAACCAAGGGAGATATAATGAAAAATGGAACGATTTCAATTATCGGTAACTTAACAGAGGTACAGATTGATAAAGAGAAAATGGTTATCAATCGAGTTGCTCTTTTATCCTCAATCTCAGCAAATAAAAGAGAATATACCGAGAACTGCCTTGCCAAGTCCGTTAATCTATTAGAAGGAGCAAAATGCTACGCAGATCACGATCTTTCAGGAAAGACTCGAGGAGTCCGAGATCTCATTGGGATTTACCGGGGAGTAGTCAATGAAGGTAAGAAAGTCTTTGGTAATCTTCACATCTTAAATGATGGAGGTGAAATGAGCCAGAAGATGCTTGCAATTGTTGAACAAATGCCTGATATCGTTGGAAATTCTATTTCAGCAAGAGGAAAATATCATATTGAAAATGGGATTGATATTATTGAAGAGTTAACCAAAGTGAATAGTGTTGATATTGTTACCAATCCGGCAACTACATCTTCATTATTCGAATCCATTGAAGAAATAAAAGAAGAGGAGGAAAATAACATGGATTTAAAAAATCTAACATTACCAGAGCTCAAAATTGCTCGTCCTGATATTCATGAATCAATATTGAAAGAAGGAAAAGATTCCCGTGACGATGAAGTTAAGAAACTCAAAGAGGATCTTGATGAATTTGAAGTAAAAGAAAAAGTGAATGAGAGAAAGGCGAAAGTATTAACCATCCTCAAAGAAGCCAAAATCTCAGATACACTTGTGACACCAATATTCCTTGAATCTTTGAATGCAATAGATGATTCTGATCAAGCATCTCATTTAAAGTCAATCAAGGAAATGATTGAAGATCGTAGAAAAATTGGCAAAACTGATGGCGGAGTAAAGAATTTTGGAGAGGAAAAGAAAATTGATTCAGATGATGACGATGATAATGACGAATCCTCTGATCAAGCTCTTGCCGAAGCTGTCAGCCAATAAAGTGAAGAAGGAGGAAGATAATGTCAAATAAAAATCGTATATTACATAATGATCATAAGGTTGCTATGATAGATATTGATCATGATCATGTTATCGAAATGGGGGATTTTGTTTTTATAGCAATCGCCGCCGATGTTTCCGATGATGCGACTATTACCCTCGGATATGGGATTCCTGCTACAGATTTAGTAGATGCTGGAAGTGCAGCCGATAATCGTGTAACTATGGCAGCTCAGTTACTTGGTATAGCCTTACAGCCTTCTCCATCGGGTGATAATGATGAGAAAATAGCAGTAGGATATAATGGAACCTTTATACTGGATCAGAAGACTGGTGCAGCAATTCACATTGGAGATAATATCGAAATTTACTCAGCAGATCCAAACGCTGATGATCAGGCAATAGTTGAAGGTGATACCTCAATCATTGCAAAATGTATCAAAACCAAAACTACGACAACTGCGGTAACTGAAGTTCAGGCTCTCGTACAACCTGCTCTGATGAACGTAGCATAAGGAGGATATGATGAAAACTGAACAATTGAAAAGAATCTTCGAATCCTCTGGATCGAATGATCAACTTAGAACCGAAAGGTTCACAAAGAGAATAATGGGAATGATGGAAGGGGATGATGCTATCCTTACTCCTGATGATCTCAGTATCAAAGGATTGAATGAGGCGGTTTCTTCTGCTGCCTTCCCAATCATCATGGGAACTATTCTTGCTAAAGTTGTAACTGCCGCATATACAGCCCGAGCAGGACTTGTAACCCAATTAACTACCCGTTACAAATCAAATGTTGCTGATGAGAACATTCCCGGCTCAATTCTCAAAAGTAATATGAAGAAAGTAAAAGAACTTGAAAATTATCCTCATACTGGTGATATTCAAGAGAAATATGTTACTGCTGGTCATGAGAAATATGGAGAGATCCTGGATATATCGGAAGAATCATTGAAATTTGATAAAACCGGACTCATCATGTTGACAGCAAGATCTTATGGTCGAGCAGCAGCCGAACTTCAAGAAGAGATCGTTATCAAAACTATTCTTGATTTAGCTGATTATTACGCTTGGTATCCTTCTGGAGATCGTGCAGCAATGTATTCAACTTCTACAACCGATCCTCACTTTAACTCGAATCAAATCTCAAATGCTCTCGGAGATTTTACTGATCTTGATGCAGCTAAAGTTCTCTTCGGAAAGATGGTTGATGAAGATGGTAGAACCATTGTGGTTAATCCAAATATTCTTTTGGTTCCTATGGCTCTTGATACTATTGCTCATAGATTAATCGGGAACTCTGTTATGGTTGGTGCAGCAAATGCCGAGAACAATCCATTCCAGAATAAATATAAAGTTCTATCTTCTCCTTATCTTGATGCTGATAGTTCAGTTCGTTGGTATCTGGGAGATTTCAAACGTCAGTTCATTTGGAAAGAGATCACTCCTCTTCAAGTTCAAACCAGGAAGAAAGGTGATAATGATGGTAACTGGAATCAAGATATTGAAGCATCATTCAAAATTCGTTTCGATGGTCAATGTCGTGCTCTTGATTTCACTCACGTTGTTAAGTCTCTTGGAACTGGATAGAATTGATCTGAGGATCCTTTCTATTAATTTTAGAAGGGATCCTCTTAATTAAAGAAAAAAGGAGAAATGATGAAAAAGATATTTATGATATTGTCCATTGCCTTGATTATCTTAATAGGTCTGGCATGGACTCCATATTCCGGCTACCAGATAGATGGATCAAATGGAGAAGTAGATATAACAAATGTAGCAAATATTGATGCTGATAACATTAATGGTGGAATTATTAAAGTAAATGATGATTGTGAACTATTATTTGGTGATCCTACTGCTGGCGATGTTCAACAATCTTGGAATGGTACACGACTTGAATTAGCACCAGTAAGCGGATTTTGGGCTAACTGTCCTAATCTTGCCTATCCCAATCCGTCAGGAGCATTTTCATTCTTTGAAGACTTTATAAGCGTTTCATTACCATTGGCAAGTGGTGTCGGTGGAGGATGGACAGCATTAGGTGATGCAACGTATGATGTCTTGGCTGCCGCTGGATCGATTGGTGGACAAGTTCAACTTACGCCAGAAACAGCCACTAATAACGAAGTCTATTTTCAGCTTGGACAAATAGGTACTGAAACCTATATTGAATATGTAAAAGATTCAGGTAATAAATCTTGGGTTGAGTTCAGGGTTGCATACTCTTCAATTACCAATGCTGCAAATATAGTATTCGGACTTGCAGAAGAAACTTCTGCCGCTGCAGATTTTATAGTTGATACCGGAGATAGTTTAGCTGATAAAGATTTTGTAGGTTTTGTAGTATGGGAAGGTGATCCCAATGCAATAGATTGTAACTATCAAAAAGCTGGTGCTAACTTTGTTGATGCTGGACTTTCAGGCGTACCTGTAGCTGGAATTTATTTAACCCTCGGACTTTATTTTGATGGAGTTGATACAGTAACTTGGTATCATAATGGAGTAGCGGTACAGACAGCATTAGTTAGTGCAACACTTTTTCCAACAGCCGAAGAACTTTCTCCAATCTTAGCAATTAAGAATGGTGCTGCTGATGGCACGCTTGAAATTGATTGGATTAAAATTGTTGTAGAGAGATAAAGGAGATGACTAGGAGATAATTATGGCTACTACCTCAGCAGAAATGATCGCAGCCATCGATGTAAAGATCTTAGATGCTATTGAGAACCCGAAACCTGATTATAAGATGGGACAAAAAACAGTAACATGGTCAAGATGGCTTAAGGAACTAAGACTCCTTAGAGATGATTATATCAAGAAAGGTGATGTTGAAATTGATATTATTACTTTTGAAGGATTCGATTCGAATGAACTTGGAGAAAGATCATGACCTTAATTAGCCAGATGATTACAGACACTACTCTCATCATATCGGACTGGGCAGTTGTCATGAATATCAATTCTCCGATAATAAGTCTTGCTATCCCACCAATCAGAACGTGGGATACAACTCGATCATTTTCTGGAGATTGGCAACCATATCACGTGGGAACTAAGGGCGGAGTTGAGGCTGCTGGGATCGATCAACATTTTGATATTCGAGTTTTCTTACCTTATTCAATAAATATTTATATTGGAGATAGGATAACGAGAACCGATACATCTGAAACTTGTTATATAAAAAAGATCTTACCTTATGAAGATCATCAAGAAGTATTATGTGAAATAAATAAAAGTAGTTCCTAACGGAGGAATGATGAACAAAAATAAATATGATGAAAAAATGAAGAAAGCTGAGAAGTTCAGAGTCGCAAGAGAATATGCGAAAGCTCTTCAGTTATTTCTTGAATTGAACAAATCCGATAAGCCTCTTGGTAAGAAATTGGGATTCCCGGATCGCATTGAAAAACTTCAAGGTCTGATCAAAGAGCAAGAGTTCTTATCAATCAGAGGACAGGGAGTAATTATCCTTGAAGCTCTGAATAAACAAAATCAATTTGTGGAGATCTATCGTCTACCTATAAAGACTGAGATCGATGAAAAGGGTGGGAATAAACATCCTTTGAGATTACCCGCTATCGTAAGAACTCGTTTTGAAAGAGCATTAACAGAAGAAGCTCTCCAGTCAGAAGTTGATCTTTATGAAGAAGCCAATCCTAATTCCGATATCCTGATCAAAGAGATTGGAGAATTCAAAACTGAGATCTCAAAACTTGAAAAAGAAATCAAGATCTTGAAAGCTTCTAAGAAGGATGAAGCAAAACTATAATGAATTATGTAATCGGTGCTGAAGAGATCATCATGAATCTCAACAGAGCAAAGATCGTCTGGCTTGGTAAGATTGCGGATGCAGTTGAATCATCACTCGTTGATGGAGTTAACCATGCCAAATCTAATCATGAGGTAATTATTAATGATAGTACCAGATCATCTTTACGATATCAGAATCGGACTAGTAATCTTACTAAATCGATTTTTCCAAAGATGACCGAAATTAGCATCAATAGAGTTACCGGAGTTATTGCCGCAGGTGAAGATTATGCCTTTCATCAAGAATTTGGAACATCTAAAATGAGGGCAAGACCTTTCTTATTTCCAGCACTGGTTCATATTCAACCAATATTTAAAGCAAGATTAATGATCGCAATCGGGAGATTATAATGGCTTATACGATTGGACATATTATAGGTAAATTATTAAGAGCAGACATTACCCTCAAAGGATTAACCGGAGGAACTACTCCTGATTATAAGATTTATATGGATTTCCCATATAAAAAAGACATTGCTCCATCTCTTGTCAGTTTTAAGTTTATCGGCTCCCTGAGACCGTCAGAACTTCGTCAAGATCGATTTCTCGCAGTTACCCTATGGGGAGATAACTATGAAGCAATGGGAAATGCAGTTTATTCCATTTTGCATTTGACTTCCCCAGCAACTGCAGATGAAAGGATCCTTTTGATTAAATTCATCAATTCTGGAGCTGAACTTTGGGACGATGGACTTCAATGTTATTATCGACAAGATCAATATCAAATTATATTGGCTAAGGAATAAAGATGGCTAAATGTGAAGTTTCGCTTAATGTTGATATGAGTAAAGTAAGAGATCTCATTGATGATATGATCTTTTGGTCAACTATCAAAGGATTAGCTCAATGGATTTCTGGTTATTGTCGATTATTTGATAATCTTCCAGGAGATCTCTTTGAAGTCAAAACTGAAAGAAAAGGGAAGTTAAGTATTGCCATTATCCCAACCGATGAATTTATAAAGTTTCATGATGAAGCAAGGAGACGATATGAAAAACTGGACTCGTGAATTTGCACTCCGATACATGACATCTCACGATGATGAATTCTATCTGGAGAAATTAAGACATCGATTTGAAATGTTTGAAGTTAAGAAAGTATGCCGGAAGCACTTTGGAGCCTTTAAAAATATCGAATCAGTATGTGATATTGGAGCAGGAGTAATGGGCGGAGCGTTGGCATTATTTCCTTATGGAAAAGATAGAGTAATAGTAGATTTACTAATTAATGAATTTGGTAATATTGGTAAATTACCGGAAGGATTATGGTCATTCGATAAGGATTTTTCTGATACAGAACTACAGGAAAATTCTATGGGGGTAGTCTTTTCTTGGGAAGTTCTCGATCATGCACTCAATGATGATCATTTTATTCAAGGACAGAAAGAACTTATCAGGATATTAAAACCTGGTGGACTTCTTTTCTTCTATCTTCCTCTTAGATCAAAGCCGAAACCTGCTCATGTTGTAATTAGAACCGAAGAGCAGATCCTCGAGGAATTCAAAGAACTTGAATTGATCAGTAAACAGATTGAACTCAACTATCAAAGATATGAGAAAGGGATTTATCTTGTCTATAAAAAAAATACTTTGGATTAGTGATGTCGAAGGCTGGGCGTATAATAACCGATTCAATCGAATCAGGAAGCATTCGATCTTTGATCATATTCAGATCTTAACATCAGGACTTTCTCAAGAGATGGTAGCCGATATGATTGTCAAAGAAAATGCTGACCTTATAATTGCTCAGAATCCAAGATGTTTTCAATTATTAATCAGGAATGAGGATATCCCAAAGGTGGTAACATTATTTGCAAGCCATAGAACATTAACGGATTGGGCGAGATGAATATATTAAGTTATGAGAATTGTAAAGATTGGAGCTGGGCATTTGCTCTGAAGGATATGACTGAGAATTCAGATCATCGATTTGTTAGAGTTCAAAGGATTCCGGGATGTGAACTGGATGAAGATCTCGTAAACTTTTTTGATCTGGCCCTAATACAGAATGTTGATAGTTTAAAACAAATTAAAGATAAAAGTAAGGTGGTATGTAGGATGGGTGGAATGTTAATAAATGATGAGAATCCAAGTACTCGATATGATAATCCTTTAGCTGATTGTGCAGCGATTATCTCAACAAATAAACAACTTTATGATGTAGCTGTTAAAGTTAATGATAATGCGTTTCAAATTCCAAATGGATTAGATCTTGAAGTCTTCAAACCTTATCCGAAAAAAGAAAGAAGATTTACTTTGGGATTTGCTGGAAATATTTATGGAAGAGGTCTTGATTATAAAGGGTGGTTATTATATGATCAAGCGATGTTGACCTTATTACCAATAACCGATCATATTGAATGTTTATACGGGCATTCTCAGATACCACATGATAGAATGAGCCTTGATTTTTATAATCGCATAGACTGCTTAATATTACCATCTATGGCAGAAGGATGTTCTAATGTCACAATGGAGGCATTGGCTTGCGGAGTTCCCGTGATTTCAACCAAGGTTGGTTATCATGGAGAAAACTTAACAGACGGAGAGAACGTTCTTTTCATTAAAAGAGAAATAATCGATGTTATCAAAAAAATAAAATTACTGATGAATGATAAGAGTTTACAAAAGATCTTATCAATTAATGGAAGAAAGTTTGCTGAGAATCATCATAATATAGTTGAGATTACAAAAAGATATGATGAAGTCTTTTCTTTAGCAATTAAATAGGAGGAACAATGGGCGCAGAATTAGGAAATCTTACACTTGGTGGTGGTGATCTATATCTGAATAATGTCAATGTAGGATCACTTAAAGGCGATGTCGAATTTAATTATGTTGGAGAATTGAAAGAATATAAGTCTCAATTATCCTTGGGAACAATCAAGGTTTTCAGATTTGGAGAGTCAGCAAGCTTGAAAGCAACAATAGCTGAGATCTCAACAGCTAATTTCAAGATCGCATTAGGAGTTACGGATTCAGCATTAAGTTCTTCATCTTGGCCAGCTTATGATCCAACTTCTTATGTAGAAGGATCTGGAAGTTTTGATATAATGAAGTTCGGTGGATCAAAGACAGTTAATACAACTTCATTGAGATTTGAACATACAATACCAGGAACAAGTAATAAGGTTATTATAATTTTATATTCCTGTTATCCTTCATGTAATTGGACATTACCATTTAAAGAGGAAGATGTAACATTGCAGGATATTGAATTTAAAGCTCTGGCAGTAGATACAAGAGATGCTGGAGATCAAATCGGTTTTGTAGCACGTCAAGTACTATAGAACCAATAGGGAGGTAGGTTTGCCTTGTTCCTGCCTCCCAATAATACAAGGAGAGTAAAATGAAAATTAGTGATGAAGAATTAGAAGAAATGGCAACAAAATTTGTAGATAATAATATTTATGCTGAGTCACATACTGCATTTATCGCAGGAGCAGAAATGATCTTAAACAAAATAAACAAGGAGAGTAAAAATGAAAATGATTAAAGTATGTAAAGGAATCGAGATTAGTAATAAGATCTTAACCAAAACATGGATTGAATTGGAAAAGTTTTTTGGTGTATCAATTAGCAAGATAGGAACAGTATATGAAAAAAAGACTCAAGACATTAAAGGTCAAATTAATCTATTATTGATTTTGGTCTGCCAAGACAATAATTTAACTAGAGAGGAAATGCTAAATGCAATTGATATAGATCCAGATAAAAATATGTCTATATTTACAGCATTAGCAAATGCATCAAAGATATTTCCCGAACCTGAGGGATTAACTGAAGAAACAGAAGAGCCGGGAAAGTAGAAAAACCAATAGAGTGGAAGAAGTTATTCGGAATTCTTGCCAGAGAATATGGCTGGAGTTACGAGATAATAGGGAGGATGGATCTTGATGATTTCTTTGAAGCTATCTAAGAAATAGGAGAATGGCGGAAGGATATTTTATCAGCTGATGTTTCTCTAACCATAATCAAGAAGGTTTTATTCAGTTACTTTAAAATTAAAGAACCGAGTAAACCTAATAAAGATCCATTAAAAGCTATAAAAAACTTCCCATCATTTAAGGTAACTAAGAATGAGATGGATGCTTGGTATAAAGCCGGATGTCCGAATCCTTCTAAGTTCTTTAAAAAACAAAGAGTATTGGAGATTAAATAATGGCATTACCAGGAATAAGCGCAGGTAGATTAGTTGCAATTGTAACGGCTAATACGTCTGGACTGACTGTAGGATTAAGAAAGGCTTCTGCACAAGTAACACAATTCTCTAATCATGTCCAAGCTAAAATGATGGGTAACTCCGCAGCGTTCAAAAAAGTGGGAAAGGTTATTACTGGTATTGGCGTTACTGTTGCTGCCATGTCTGCTGTAAGTGTTGCACGGTTTGCTAAGTTTGATCAGTCGATGAGACAATCAACGGCTGTATCGAAAGTTACAGAAGATCAATTCAATAAAATGTCAAAAATGGCAGAACAAACATCTATTAGTCTTAATGTAGCAGCAGATAAAGCGGCTAAAGCTTTCTATTTCTTAGGATCAGCAGGTCTAAGTGCAACACAACAGATGCAATCATTTGGATCCACTGCATTACTTGCAAAAGCTGGTGTTATGGAGATGGGTAAATCTTCAGAGATATTAGTTGATACAATGAAGGGATTCAAAATCCCATTTACGGAAAGTGGGAAAGTTGTAGATGTGTTGGTAAAAGGGTTTATTTCAGCTAATATGACACTTGACCAACTTGGTGAAACGATGAGCTATGTTTCTGGTATTGCAAGAAATACTAATAATAGTCTTGAAGACACTGTAGCGGTCATAGGATTAATGGCAAATGTTGGTATTAAGGGCTCTATGGCTGGTACATCATTAAGAAGAGCATTAATAAATTTATCTGCACCAACTTCAGAAGTCAGAAAGTCTATAGATAAATATGTAGATGTATATGATAAAGCAACAGGCAAAATGAAATCCTTTAAAGCAATTTTAGGTGAACTCGCACCTAAATTAAACAAAGTAAGTGAAGAAGAAAGAAATATGGCATTAAAGATGATATTTGGTGCAAGAGCTATTACGGGTATGACAGAGCTTGTATACCAGGGTGCAGAAGGGCTTGAGGAATTCTCTAAACAATTAAGAAATTCTGGTGGAACAGCTCAAGAAGTTGCTGATAAACAACTAGCTGCTTTTTCTGAACAAATCGGAATCATAATGAAGAAATTGGATGCCTTTGTAAGAACCATTGGCAGTGTGCTTGCAGATAAACTATCCAAACTGTTTACTCTCCCAAGTGAAAATTTAGCAAAACTTTCAAGAGAGTTAAAAAGATTTGAAGAAAAAGGTATAGAATTAGATAATTATGTAACTGAATATGAAACTTTAAAAACAAAAGTGGAATTAAGTAAAGATGAGCAAGAAAAGTTAAATATAGCAATTGCGAAAATAGCTGAGATAGTTCCAGGTGCAATTAGTGAAGTCAATAAATATGGTAAAGCTATTGCAATTAATACTGGTAGGGTAAAAGAGTTATACCAGGCAGAGCTTCAATGGATTAGATCAAAACACAAAAAAGCAATAAACGAGACTATTGATGCTTATTATAAATATGGTAAAGCAGTAGAATCATCTAGTAAAAGATTAAGAAATGCAAAAGGTGATGTAGAAAATATTAAAATAGAATTAGCAAATTATCAAAGACAATTAGGTGAATTAGAAAAATCGAATGTATTTAAAACTCAACAAGGAGTATTACGAACACACATTAAATTATTAAAAGACGATCTTATGGAAGCTTTAAGGTCGGTTAATAGTGAACAAAGAAAAAACTCAAAAGCATTAAGTGACTATACTAAAAAAACAGATGGGGCGATGTTAGCATTAGTCGAATATTTTGATATATCCCAATCAACTAATGAAATAAGTAAACAACTGCATGAAGAATTTGGTATAGGTATAATAAAAGCACATAATTTAGCAATAGAATTAAGGGCAGTTGCGATTGCTCTTAAAAAAGTAAAAGATGCCACAAAACCTGGTCAAGCTGCAACCGGTGAAATAGTTCCCGGGGGTGGTGAAGATAATCGATTAGGAACAACTACAAAAAACATCTGGGATAGTATTGGGAAATCTATTGAACAAGCTACTAAGGGAATGAAGAAATTTAATAAAAGCGGAAAAGATACGATGTCAATGATGGAACAAGGGTTAAGGGAAATAGGAAACCTTATAGCATCATCGTTAGCAGATCAATTAGCGGATGTCTTCATGGGTGCAAGATTAGAAGCCAAGAGATTCTTTCAATATCTAATTAAACAACTATTAAGTAAGGGAATCTTAATGGCTATCAAAGCGATCTTTGGTGGAGCTACCGGTGGAGCAAGTTTAGGATTCGGAGGACTTCCTCTTCCAGCAATGATCGGTAATGGCGGCAATCCTTTTGCAAGTTATCAAGCTCCAGAATTTGCTACGGGTGTTTCGGGTTATCAAATCCCTTCAAATCTTCCTATGGATTCAGTTGGTTTCTATGCAGGTGGTGGGGAAGAAGTTGATGTAAGATCAATCGGTCAAGTATCAGAACGTGATAATCTATTAAGATCACAAAATGGACTTTTAAATAAGATCATATCAACTCTATATGAAACGCAAACACAAATTGGGGATATTGCAATTAGACAAGCCAATAAAAGAGGAAAGAAACAAATGGGAGAATTTTAATGGGCTGGTCGGTTTATTATTATGGAAATTCAATGAGTCAGGGAACTAAAACAGTCTCTCCGATCTTCGATGTAGATATTTCAGAATCTTATTTATTTAATGATTCATTTGGTATTTTATCTCCCAGAAGAGCAACTTATAAAGCCTTCTTAAATGCAAGCTATGTCCATACTGATATTAAGGATGGATTACATATTATTGATAAAACTATTTCATGTTATCATGTTGACTTAATCCTGGATGGTGTCACAAAATTTCATGGATATATTGATGTCTCACAATGTTATTATAACAAAAAAGATGGAACGATAGAAATATTCTGCTATGATTATGTTGAACTATTAAATGTCTATTCTGATATTACTACACCAAAATTATATGGCGGTTTCGGAAATTCTCAAGATTTTGATTATTTTTATAATTTCTGGGTACAGATAGGATTGAAAATTAATTATAGTTTTTTTAGCTATTTAGATAATATTATCAGACCTGATTCATCCGATCCAATTGAGGTCGTCAAAATAAAACTACATCAATATGGAGCTTATACACCTGTCCACATTGAAGGTGCTACTCCTGTTTTCCCTTTAGATAAAGAAGGTTATGGATTTTATTCTCCTGATGCTGGAGCTACTATTTTATATGTAACATGGGGGTTATTTATAACTGATATAAATCAAACTGGATATGCTTTTGCCAAGATTTATAGATTTTTTCCAGGTCATGGATTTTCTGAATATGCCACTTGGGAATCAGGAGAACCTATTGCAGATTATGAAGATTCTTATGCCGACTGGTTCAAAGAGATTAATGAGACATTAAAATATGCTGGGATATATTATTGGAGTGTACTATTATCAAGTCAGATCAGCGGATACACCCAGACTTTTTCTTATGATTTTGGATCGATAAAAGATGTTACTATTGATATGACAGGTTCACATACAAACCCATCTTATTTTTTCGGCAAGGATTGCGAGAAACCTTTCAATGGAAATATCTTAACTAAAGATGATGAATTAACAGATGAAATAAGTTTTTTACCTATCATTAAAGATCTTTTATTGATTAATAGAGCTACTATTATCTGTACCGATAGTGGAGGATTTAATTTAAGAAATCTTGAGGAAGAAATTCAAACCCATATAATAACAACCGGAATTGGATTTTATGAAACTAATATTATTAACGTTCCTTTCGGATCTACTTATCAACAATTATCTGGGAATTGTGATATAACTACGGAAATTACTAAAGGAATTTATGCTGATATTTTCGGAGTTACCAAAGAGCTTACATTAATATTAGATAATTTAGAGTCATTTGATATCCATGCATCCGATATTGTAACAGTTTATGATGAAGATTTCAAAGTGAGATCTATTAAAAGAGATTACACAAAAGATGAATATAATATAGTTGGTTATCAAGAGGAAACTCCTGCTGCTGGAATCGTTGTAACTGAAATAAAAACACTTAATCATACATTATCTAATTCGTATAATTCATTTGTTTTAATTGATTCAACTCATGCAATATTAATGTATGCTGGGAATGGTGAAGATGGCTGGTTGAAAACATTCTTAATCACTGATTCGGTTATTTCAGAAATTGCAACACCGGTAGAATTTGATTCAGTCTATGGAATATGGGATAGTCTGGCAATGATTTCAGCAACACTTTTTATAGGAACACATAGAGGCGGATCAACAGGTTCTTATGCAACTATTGAAACTTTTACAATAGATGGAAGCTATGAGAATATTGCAGTTAAAAATAGTAATATTTATGATAGTTATGGTGAGGGTGCATCTCTTATTGTAATTGATCCCACCCATGCGATAATAGCATATAATGGATCTTCATCCAATGGCTTCATAAGAACATTTAGTTTTGATGCCGATGGTGACAATATAGCATCGATAGATAATCTTCAACATAATTTTAATGCTGATTATAATTCCATGGTTCAAATCTCAGCAACGCATTATCTCGTTGCATTTGGGAATAATGGAGCTGATGCCGAGCTAAAGGTTTTTAGTATTGATGGAAGCTTTGATAACATAGCTGAGGTTTCAAATAATATACACGATACCGCT